GTTCAGTAGTAAACAATGCTACTAAAACTACAACTACACCAACAACGCCAACACTGTCTAAAGCCACTTACAAAAACGCCCCTATTAAAGGGTTTAGAATGCAAAAACTTAAAAACGCAACTGGTCATACTGTGTATGTACCTTTTGTCAATGACACATCTTTACTTCCAGTACCACAAGGATACAAACCAATTTAACTGTTGACGAAGCCAGTTAAATGTTTAATAATAATCTTCGTCATTTGCGACCCGTAAATGCGGCCCAACTTTAAGGACTTTTTATGGAAATGGTAATCGAACAAGAACAGAAAACAGTTGCTGCCCCCTTTGGTAAAAGAAATACCAATAAAGAACGCATTGAACAAGAAGAAGCAGAAATTGCTGTTTTGGAAAAAGGAAATGTTCCAGAACAAGAGGAGCAAGAACAAGAGCCAAACACTCCTGAAGAAAAAACTTTTAAGAAGCGTTATGGCGATCTTCGTAGACATTCTCAAGAACAAGAAAATAAATTTAAACGTCAAATTGATGAGTTGAGTAAACAGCTTCAACAATCAACTGAACAACAAATTCAACTTCCTAAGAGCGAAGAAGAACTCACTGCTTGGGCAGAGGCTTACCCAGATGTAGCTAAAATTGTAGAAACCATTGCAATTAAAAAAGCTAAAGAACAATCTGCCAGCATTGAAGAACGTCTTCGCGTTTTGGATGAAAGAGAAAAAGAAACAGTAAGAAGCAAAGCAGAAATGGAACTTACAAGGCTTCACCCAGACTTTGACATTATTCGTAATTCTGACGAATTTCACACATGGGTAGAAGAACAGCCACAATGGGTACAAAATGCTCTTTATGATAATGACAATGACGCTCGTTCTGCTGCTAGAGCTATTGACTTGTACAAAGCAGACAAAGGTATTGGCAAGAAGAAAACACCTGATTACAAAGAAGCGGCTAAGAGTATAGTTACTAGAGGAGATAGATCAACTCCAGATGAAAGTAATTTTGAAGGGGTTATTTACGAATCTCAAGTAGCTAAGATGTCTTCCAAGCAATTTGAAGCCGCTATGGACAACATTCAAAAAGCTCAATCTACGGGTAAATTTGTATATGATTTGAGCGGAGCGGCTCGTTAACTATTGACATAATAGTATTTTATTGTTATATCTCTTCTCATCAACGTAACTGGAGCCGGTTTACCTACCTTCAGTTACGTTACTTGTAAAACGCAAATAACAGATTCAGAGACACCTGTTCTTTTCTAGCCTAATGCGCAAGCGTTACACCTAGACAATACAGCCCCTGTAGAAAGTTGAGCGTATTAATTTATGCCTACACTATAGGAGAACTATCATGGCATTTCCAAAAGCCACAGGATATAGTAACTTACCTAATGGTAATTTTAGTCCTGTAATTTACAGTAAAAAAGTCCAGCTTGCTTTCCGCAAAGCTTCGACTGTTGAAGACATCACCAACAGTGATTATTTTGGCGAAATCTCCAACATGGGCGATAGCGTTAAAATCATCAAAGAACCAGAAGTTTCTGTCACGACGTATGCTCGCGGTACTCAAATTACTGCACAAGACCTAACTGACGAAGACTTTACGCTGGTTGTTGACCAAGCCAACTACTACGCATTCAAGATTGACGATATTGAAGCAGCACATTCTCATGTAAATTTCATGCAAATGGCTTCTGATCGTGCAGCCTATCGTCTGCGTGACCAGTATGACCAAGACGTTCTTGGCTACCTGTCGGGTTACTACCAGTCTGCTAAGCATCTCCAGTCTGACACTGCCCGTACTACCTTTCCCGGTACTAAGGCAATCACCACTGCTGGCTCAGATGAGCTTCTGGCAACAATGAAATTGAAAAAAAGCGACTTTGGTAATATTACCACTGCTTCTGCTGGCGATCATTCAATTCCCTTGTCACCACGTTTGCCCGGAGCTACTGCTGCTTCCACTTCAACCGCAACTCCAATGCAAGTTATTGCAAGGATGAGCCGTTTGCTTGATCAACAGTTTGTTGACACGCAAGGGCGTTGGCTTGTTGTCGATCCAGTGTTTGTCGAGCTTCTTAAAGACGAAGACAGCCGTCTTTTGAATGGCTTGTTTGGTGGCGAAGGTCTACAAAATGGTTTGGTTATTAACAACCTGCACGGTTTCCGTGTATATGTTTCTAATAACCTTCCTAAATTGGGAACGGGTCCATCCACTACGGGTACTACCAATCAAAACTCCAACTTTGGTGTAATGGTTGCTGGTCACGACAGTGCTATCGCAACTGCTCAGCAAATCACTAAGACTGAAACTTATCGTGATCCTGACAGCTTTGCTGATATTGTGCGTGGAATGCATCTTTATGGTCGCAAGATTTTGCGTCCTGAAGGCATTGTCACTGCTAAGTATAACGCTGCTTAAGGAGAAATATAATGGCAACAATTTCCACTCTCTCTAATGCGGTTGGTGCTGGCACGCATCCTTCGCGTGGCATTCGTCAAATGCCTTATGTCGTAGAAAACACTATCAATCTTGCTAGTGCTGTTACGGCAAAAGGCAGTGCTTTGGCTGCTGCTGATGTTATTGAGGCTCTTCAGATTCCTGCACAATCCGTTGTGTTGGCTGCTGGCTTTGAAGTTATTAGCGCAGTAACGGGTAGCTGCACGGTTAGCTTGGGCGTTACTGGTGTAACGGCTGCTGCTTATGTGTCTGCTTTTGCTGTAACTGGTTCTACTACTGTGGGTACTTATGCTACTCCAGCAACTGCTGGCTATCCAATTGTGTCAACAGCCGCTGACACTTTGGACTTGCTGTTGGTTACTGAAACCACTACGCTAAGTGTTGGTAAGATCCGAGTCTTTGCTGTTATTTGCGATATTCAAGATCGTAGAGAACTTGAAGGTTTGTCGGTTGACCGCGATCAGCTTGCTTAATGTAAGCTAGTAATAGGGGCAGCATCAGCGATGGTGTTGCCCCTTTATTTTTGTAGGGTATTATGGCTACCTATCTTTCTCTAACTAATGAATTACTTCGTAGACTTAACGAAGTGACAATGGATAGTACAGACTTTGCTAATGCTAAAAACATTCAAGCGTTGGCTAGAGATGCTATTAATTCAGCTATTAGAGAAGTGCTGCATTATGCACAGGAATGGCCGTTTACTCTTGTAACATACACACAAACATTATCTGTTGGAACTGGCACTTATGCTTTCCCAACAGCAACTTCTAGCGTTGATTGGGATAGCTTTTATTTAAAAAAATCTACAACATATAATAACAGTCCCGGCAAGCTTAAACTTATTACATTTGATTACTACACAGAACAACGTAGACCTATAGATGACAATGCTGGCACTGGCGGCTATGCTCCTCCAGTTTATGTATATCAAACACAAGAAAGTAAATTTGGCATTAGTCCTCTTCCTGCATATGCATATGAAGTAGAATATAAATATTGGTCTTTCCCTGATGATCTAGTGCTTTATACAGATGTATGTATAATTCCAGATAGATTTAAAAATGTTGTCATCGATGGTGCAATGGCATACATGATGTTGTTTAGATCTAATGAGCAAAGTGCTAATATTCATGCTGAGAAGTTTGATCAAGGCATTAGAGCTATGAGAAGACTTCTTCTTGACGAACCAATTAGTGTACAATCTACCGCTATTACAAGATCGTATATCTCTCTTAGGGTGATGTAGTGGCTGATAGAATCAGTGGATTTAAAGTTAACTGTGTTGGTGGACTTGACACTAACAGAGATTTACTTGCTCAACCAGAAGTTGCTCCCGGTAGCGCAATACAACTTATTAACTATGAACCATCTATTAGTGGCGGTGGGTATAGACGTATTAGCGGGTATACAAACACTTACGGAACTGTAACCGGCACTGGAAAGGTACTGGGGGTTGCAGTTATTGAGGGAATGAATGACAATATTTTTGCTTGTCGCGCTCCTTCAGCGGGTACAAACTATTTTTATAAATGGGTAACTTCTAGCAGCACATGGTCTGCAATTACTACTCCCGGCACAGTGACAATGACGGGCGTAAAGAAAGTAAGATTTTTAAAATATACATGGGCTGCTAAAAAAGTATTGTTGGTGGATGGTATTAATCCCGCTGCTGTTTATGACGGTACAACGTACACGCAAATTACAGACGCTAACGCTCCTAATTCTCCTAAGTATGCGGCTGAATTTAAAAACCACATGTTTTTAGGTGGCGACCCAACAGATCCCTACAATCTTTATTTCTCTTCTCCTCTTGATGAAACTAACTACAACCCAGCTAATGGTTCTGGAGTTATTAATGTTGGCTTTGATATTGTACAACTTAAACAGTTTAGAGATGACTTGTATGTGTTTGGTAAAAATATAATTAAAAAAGTTACTGGTACAAGTATCACTGACTTTATGCTTGTGGAAGTTACTAAAAATTTAGGCTGTGTAGTTCCAGATAGTGTTCTTGAACTTGGCGGTAATCTTTTATTTTTAGGGCCAGATGGATTTAGACCAATTTCTGGTACAGCAAATAATGATGGTGTAGAACTTCAAACTATTTCAAAAAGAATTCAATCAACTATTAATGCTATTTTACAAGAACTTGTAACAGCAGCCATTGATGTAGAAACTTTATCTTCTGTAGTTATTAGAAAAAAATCACAATTTAGATTTTTTATTCCAGATGATGGTACATATGGTATATTAGGTGGTATTAGACAAACAGAAAATGGGTTTGGTTTTGAATATAGTTTGTTGTTTGGTATACCGGCTACTTGTGCAGACAGTGGTTATATAGGTTCTCAAGAAATTACTATTCATGGTAATGCAGATGGCAAAGTGTTCTTACAAGAAGATGGTACTAGTTTTGATAATGTTGAAATATTAAGTGTTTATCAAACACCTTACTATTATATGGAAGATCCTACTGTAAGAAAAAACTTTTATAATGTAACTACATTCTTAAGAGGTGAGGGCATTAATAATATTGTCTTTGCCGTGTCGTATGATTTTGGTACAACAGATAGAGTAGAAGTTTGGAATCCTTCTAATTTTAACATCACTACTGCGGGAGCTGCTGCTTATTATAATGAAGCTTTATATGATGCGGCAGCAATATTTGATGGTAATCCAACACCAGTAAGAAAAACAAATATGAATGGAAGTGGTTTTTCAATTGCACTTTCTTATGTGACTAATGATATTAGTGCTAGTCATACCATTCAAGGGTTTGTTTTAAATTTTTCAATGAACGATAGGCGATAAGGAGAACATCGTGGCTGGTTATGTAAGACAATCCGCAGCAAGTATAGTACCTTCGGCTATTGTTCGTGCTGCTCCAATTAACAATGAATATAATGCTTTAAGAGATGCTTTCGTTCAAGCAACAGGGCATAAGCATGATGGGACAGCGGCTGAAGGTGCTTATGTTCCTCTTATTTCAGATAGTAATGCGTACAACAAAATTGTTGTAGATAGTGTAAATAATCGTATTGGTATTTTTAATAATGTAAGTAGCGCTGCTGTTGAACAACTTAGATTTCAAAATGGAATATTTTCTCCTGTAACTAACAATGCAGTTGATATTGGAACTTCTTCTTTTAAATTTAAAGATTTATATTTAGCCGGTCTTGCTACGCTTGCTAGTGTAGCAATTGCTGGTGGAACAATTAATGGAACAACCATAGGTGCTACTACAGCTTCTACTGGTGCTTTCACTTCTTTAACTGCAAATACAGCGGCTATTAATGGCGGTTCAATTAATGGGACAACCATTGGAGCAACTACTCCGTCCACTGGTGTCTTCACCAATCTAACAGTAAACACTGCTGCCACTATTGCTTCAGCAGCAATTAGTGCTGGAACAATTAATGGCACTGTCATTGGTGGCACTACAGCAGCAGCAATTACTGGCACTACAATTACAGCCAACACTGGTTTTGTTGGTGGTTTGACTGGCGCTGTAACTGGTAATGTCACTGGAAATCTTACAGGTAATGTTACTGGTAACGTCACTGGTGATCTAGCCGGTAATGTCACAACTAGCAGCGGAACTTCTACATTTAACAATGTCACCATTAATGGTGTGTTGGATATGAATAGTGCCACTACTGGTTCTAACACCATTACTGGTCTTACTACTCCATCTAATGCATCAGATGCAGCAACTAAGAGCTACGTTGATACTTCTATTAGTAATCTAGTTAATTCTGCTCCCGGCGCATTAGACACTCTTGCTGAACTTGCCACTGCATTAGGCAATGATGCAAGTTTTTCTACTACAATTACCAACTCCCTTGCAACTAAACTAGCCCTTGCTGGCGGCACTATGTCTGGTGCTATTGCTATGGGTACTAATAAAATCACTGGCTTGGGGACACCAACAGCAACAACAGATGCCACTACAAAAACATATGTAGACACTGCTGATGCTCTTAAACTAAGTCTTACTGGCGGTACAATGTCCGGTGCTATTGCAATGGGCACTAATAAAATTACGGGACTTGGAGATCCTACATTAGCACAAGATGCAGCTACTAAAACGTATGTCGATGGTATTTTGGGAAGCGCTACTTCTGCGGCTGCTTCGGCGGCGGCTGCGGCTACTTCTGCCAGCAATGCAGCTACGTCGGCTTCCAATGCGTCTACATCGGCTTCCGGTGCATCAGCAAGTGCTGCTTCTGCTGCTGCTTCTTATGATAGCTTTGATGATCGCTATCTTGGGCCTAAAGCGTCTGATCCTACATTGGATAACGACGGTAATGCTCTTCTTACAGGTGCTTTGTATTTTAATACAACATCTAATGAGATGCGTGTTTACACGGGATCAGCATGGGTAGCGGCTTATATTTCAGCAGGTGTTTATGTTCCATTGTCAGGCGGGACAATGACAGGCGACTTAGTATTAGGAACACAAAAAAGTGTTAGATTTGCTGATTTAGATAGTTCAAACTATGTTGCGTTTAAAGCAGCTTCTGTTATAACTAATAATGTTGTATGGACACTTCCAGCAACAGATGGTACAACAGGTCAGACAATTATTACAGATGGTAGTGGCACTTTATCTTGGGGTGCTGGAGGCGGTGGTGGAAGTACCAACCTTGATGGTGGAACTCCAACATCCAGTTATGCTGCCACAACATCAATTAGCGGGGGAACACCGTAATGCCGGTGCAAATTCAACTTAGAAACGGAACTGCTGCCCAATGGACAGCGGCAAACCCAACCCTCGCTGCTGGTGAGGTGGGAACAGAAACAGATACGTCTAAACTAAAAATTGGTAATGGGTCTACTGCTTGGTCTTCATTGCCTTATGCAAGTGGAACAGGAACAGTAAGTACAGTTGGCTGGACTGGTGGTATTGTTTCTATTGCCAATCCAACAACAACTCCTGCTTTCACTATTGCTGGTACTTCTGGTGGTGTTCCATATTTTAATAGTGGTACTACATGGGCAACTAGTGCTGCTTTAACAGTAAACAGTTTAATGGTTGGTGGTGGTGCTGGAGCGGCTCCTGCAACAGTTTCTAACATCACCAGTGATAACAATTATTTACAATTGGGTGCAACAACCCCGTTGCGTTTTGCTGATGCAGATAGTAGTAATTATGTTGCTTTTAAAGCACCCACTACAGTTGCTACTAATGTAACATGGACATTGCCAGCAACAGATGGTACTAGCAGTCAAGTCTTGTCTACAAACGGTTCTGGAACCCTCTCATGGGCGACCGCAAGTGCTAGCCCGTTGGTTCAATCTGACACCTTAATAACATCAAGTTATTCGTTGGCAGCAAATAAAAACGCAATGAGTTTTGGGACAACCACAATTGCTCCCGGTGTTTCGGTTACGATTGCACCCCTTGACAAGTGGGTCATCACTACATATTTTGGCACTTTTTAAGGAATATTAATGGCCTCAACTATTAACGCAACGACCAATGGAATAGTAAATATTGGTGATTCGGTTGCGACCCTTGCGTTGCAAACGGGGGGCACGACTGCGGTTGCAATTGACACGGCTCAGATTGTCAGTCTTTCCAAAAGTTTGGCGCTGTTGGGGTCAACCTCTGGGTCGGTTGCTTTAGCTGCACCGGCTGTTGCTGGTACTCAGTCATATACGCTTCCCACGGCGGTGCCAGCGGTTAGCGGATATGCTTTGACCAGCACAACTGCTGGGGTGATGAGTTGGGCGGCTGGCGGCGGTTCGGCTGCAACGCCAACGGCGTTGGGGACGGTGTACGGAAGCACGAATCAAACGTCAACAAGCACAGCTTATAACACCGTTATTGGATACAACGCAGGCGTGAATGTATTGACCGGCGGGGCTGCAAATATAATCCTCGGAGAAAGTGCTGCTGGAAATAAAACAAGCGGCAACCAATGTATTTACATGGGTTATTCGTCTGGATCATCGGCAACAGTAAATGTCGAAATGGTAATCAATGCGTCTGGGAATACCCCTGTGGGGAAAGGGTCGGCAACTGGATACCTAGTAGCAGGCAATACCCCCGGAGGGATTTACCAAGGAAACAACTCCGCTTCTTGGTCAACAACTTCTGATCAACGACTAAAGAAAAACATTGCGGATAACAATGTTGGATTAGAAGCAATCAATTATGTACGTGTTCGCAACTTTGAGTATAGATTGCCGGAAGAGGTTGAAGAACTTGCTCCAGAATGTGCGATTGCAAAAGCTGGCGTCCAACTTGGCGTCATTGCTCAAGAATTGCAAGCTGTGCTACCTGATTGCGTCAAACAAGAATCAACTGGCGTTTTGAGTGTTGATTCTGACAACCTGACGTGGCATATGGTTAACGCCATCAAGCAACTCTCCACTGCACTTGACGCAGCCAACGCTCGCATTGCAACACTAGAGGCAAAATAAATGGCTGCCGTAATTTTATCCGGTGACACATCTGGGACGGTATCGTTAGGTGCGCCAGCGGTTGCTGGTACACAGGCCTATACGCTGCCGACTGGATACCCTGCAACGAACGGCTACGCGCTGACCAGCACGACTGCTGGGGTGATGTCATGGGCTGCCTCTGGTGGCAATCCAATCCTTGAATCGCAAATTGTCATCAGCCAGAACTATTCGCTGAGTAGTAACACAAACGGGTTCAGTGTCGGGCCGGTGTCAGTGGCGACCGGATTTGCAGTAACAGTCGGTACGAGCCAGACTTGGCTTGTTTCTCAATAAGGGTTTAGAAATGAGTTCAATCAAACTTCAGGGCAATGCCAGCGGTGCTGGCATTTCGGTTCTTCAGTCTGCCAATACTGCCAGCACGCTTACCCAGACGCTTCCGGGTACGGATGCGGTGACGCTTGGCTACCTCAACGCACCTCCGGTTGGGACAAAGACGGCCAGTTACACATTGGCTGTTGGCGATGTTGGCAAGTACGTCCAACTTGGAACGTCTGGTGCGATTGTTGTTCCAACGTCGGTGTTTAGTGATGGTGATCTGGTCACGATCTACAACAACACCTCGGCAACGGCGACGATTACTTGTTCTGCACCAACGGCTTATATTGCCGGGTCAAACACAACGGTAACGTCAGCCACTCTTGCGATTCGCGGTGTTTGTACCGTTCTGTTTAGTTCTGCCACCACTTGCGTCCTGACGGGCAACGTGTCATGAGTGGAATTATGCTTGCGGTGTTGGGCGGGAAACCTGCTGTTACAACTCCACCAACCGTTGAATATCTTGTTATCGCCGGTGGCGGCGGCGGCGGTGGATCAAGCAATTCGTTTGGAGGCGGTGGCGGCGGCGGGTCTGGAGGCTATCGAACTTCAACAAGTTTTTCAGTATCTGCTGGAACCGGGTACACGGTAACCGTTGGGGCAGGGGGTGGTAGCGGTACAGGAAATGGAACTAAAGGTTCTGATTCTGTTTTTTCCTCAATAACATCAACCGGCGGCGGATATGGCGCTACGACTTCACCTTATACAGGTGGTAGCGGTGGTTCTGGTGGTGGTGGTGGTGGTGGTGCTGGCACTAACGCAGGCTCGGGAAATACTCCATCAACAAGCCCAAGCCAAGGCAGCAATGGTGGTAATGGTGCTAACAATACTGGACCCGGCTACTCTGGTGGCGGTGGCGGCGGTTCCAATGCTTCTACCGGAACAGGAGGAAATGCAACGGGAGCAACCGGCGGCACTGGCGGAGCAGGTACAGCATCTTCAATTACGGGAACGTCTGTAACTTATGCTGGTGGTGGTGGCGGCGGTGTGCTTACCGGAGGGGTCGGCGGATCAGGTGGATCTGGAGGCGGCGGCAATGTTGGATCAGTTGGAACTGACGGTTTAGGCGGCGGTGGAGGTGGCGGGAATGGTAACAATACTTCTGGCGCAAAAGGTGGAGATGGAGTTGTAATTATTGCTTACCCATCAACTTATAACGCAATCACTACTATTACTGGTGTTACTTATTCTGT